TTTAGGAGAACATTTATGGACAAAACATTATTAAAAGCATACATTAGAACCATAGTAGAAGAGGAAGTCAACAGAATTCTTCCAGAACTATTGGGTGAAGCTGTGTCTCAAATCAAAGGAGCACAACAAGTTAATGAAACTGTTGCTACTCCAACCAAGCAAAAGCTCGACCGTTCAAAGTTGGCAGCATTGATGGGATTAGAACGTCACGGGGATACCATCACAGCAACCACTAACAATATGGTTCTCCCACAGAACATCCCACAAGGGGTAAACTTGAACGACCCATCAGTAAAACCAGCAGTTGAAGCAATTACCAAAGACTATAGTGCTTTAATGAAAAAGATGGGATTGAGTAAGTAAAATGGCAAAAACTGTTTATCTTGGTTCAACCCTTCCACTACAAAGAAACAATCGTGGATACTTTCAAACCACAACTGACCCGCTAGAAAACGAAAAGTCAAAATTTATCAATTTAATTTTAACGAAAAAGGGTGAGCGTGTATCAAATCCTGCGTTTGGTTGCGATTTGTGGTTACTACTGTTTGAACAAAAAGATGGACAGATACAAGATTTGGCAAGAGATTATGTATCCGAAGCAGTAAATACATTTATGCCATATCTAACATTACAACAAGTACGAGTTACTAATGATGAAACATTTTTAAATGATAATTCCATAAATTTGTATGTTAGATATGGATTCGTCAACAATCCATTAGTATCAGACCAAGTACAACTAACACTTGGAGCAGCAAACACAGTTGGTGGAAATTTAGCTGTGTCTGGAAGAACTACAACACGTAATTTTTAATAGAGAAGCATAATGGCTACAACCAATAATGTCTTAAATAAGCTATCTGTAGCACCAAAGGAAGTAAGTTACCTCAATAAGTCATTCGTTGACTTCAAGGGTGACCTTATTACCTTTACTAAAAACTATTATCCAACAACATGGACAGACTTTAACGAAGCAAATCCAGGTATGATTATGTTGGAACTTGCTGCTTATGTTGGTGATGTATTATCATTTTATGTTGATAACCAGTTTAAAGAAAACTTATTGGCTTACGCAGAAGAAGAAGGAAATGTTATCACTATAGCACAAGCGTTGGGGTACAAACCAAAAACTATAGTACCTGCAACAGCTGAAATATTGATATCACAAGTAGTTCCGGCACTTGGTTCGGCAGACGGTTACATTCCTGATGAAACCTACTTCTTAAAAATAGACAAAAATTCTACAGTATCAACATTACCACCAAATGTAGTAACATTCAGAACAACAGAATTGGTAGATTTTGCAGATCCACTAAACAGAGTTATAGTTCCACGACAACTAGATTCAACTACACTTTTACCAATTACTTATTTGGTAACAAAAAAGGTAAAGGTCGTTGCTGGTGATATTCGTCAAGAAACATTTACATTTGGTGACCCTGAAAAGTTTTCAACAATCACCATAGGTGATACCAACATCACATCAATTAGCGAAGTTTTAGATGCAGATGGATATAAATGGTACGAGGTTGATTATTTGGCACAAGATACTATAGTAGACGATAAAGAAGTTACATACATTGCCAGCGTTAGTGAATCTGTGGCACCATCATACGCAATAAAGTATAGAACAGTTCCACGTAGATTCGTCACACGACTTACAATTGATAAAAAAACAGAATTGGTATTCGGTTCTGGTCGTGGTAATGTGTCGGAAGATGTTGTATATTTAGATTCACAACAAGTTGCAAACTCCGAATATGGTACGCAACTTGCAAGCGTATCACTAAGTAACACAGATTTACTAAACACAGATAATTTTGGTATCGCACCAGCCGATACAACTTTGACTGTAACATACTTCACTGGTGGTGGAGTCGATAGTAATGTAGCATCAGGAACAATCGTACAGGTAGGACAAATGAATGTCCTCAATAGAACAACAGAATTAAACCAAACAGAACTTGAATTATTTAATGATATAGTAAATACCATCACCGTATATAACGAAATGCCAGCTACGGGTGGTCAAGATGGTGAAACAGTAGAAGAAATAAGACAAAGAGCACTGGCAATATACAGTGCACAAAATCGTATAGTTACACGAAGAGATTATGAAGCAAGAGTACTAGCAATGCCAGCAAAGTATGGATCTGTAACAAAGGTGTTCGCTATATCAGACACATTACAAAGTAGAATTCAAGCAGAAGGAACACCAGAACAAATTGACGAAAATATCAGACAATTTGTTGAAAATAATCCAAAACCAAATGCAATTAATTTGTATGTTTTGGGATATAACCAAAACAAAAAAATATCAACAGTAAATGATTTGGTCAAGAAAAATCTTCAGCAATATTTGTCGCAATATAGGATGTTAACAGATCAAGTAAACATTCTTGACGCATTTACTGTGAACATAGGTGTTAACTTTGATATAACTGTATTTAAGAACTATAATATGGGTGATACCGTAGCACTTTGTTTGGGAGCTATCAAGGATTACTTTGATATTGATAAATGGAATATCAATCAACCAATTCGTCTAGGTGACCTACAACTTTTATTACAAGCACAAGATGGTGTACAAAGTGTAAATCGTCTTGAAATAACAAACAAATATTTCTTTAAGGACGGTAGAGATTACCAGCCATACCGTTACGACATAACAGAAGCAACTGTTGATAATGTAGTATATCCATCACTTGACCCATGTATCTTCGAGATTAGATATCCAGAAGATGATATCGTAGGAAGTGCAAGACAATGAGATTATTCCTAACCGCCTCCGCAGATACCACTATTTACAAAAGATATCCAACTAACAATGCAGGGTTGGATGAAATTATAGAAGTTGGTAAAGTAGCAAAACCAGAAGATTTGGATGTTGCTTATTCTTCTAGTGCAGCACGTGCACTAGTAAACTTTACATTACCGTCAAGTGGGTCAATTCCAGAAACTGCGTCATTTTATCTCAATTTAAAAATAGCAAACGCAGAAAAATTACCATATTCTCAACAACTAGAAATATATGAAATTTCTGGTTCGTGGGTCGAAGGTAGTGGATACTTCGTACAACAGAGTGTGAATCCAAAAGACGGTGCAACATGGAGTGGAAGTAATGCTGCAACTGGTGTATCTTGGAGTATTTTAGGTGGTGATTATTATGCATCACCATCAACCAGCATCTTGTTGAGTGAATATCCATTACAAGATTTACGAGTTGATGTGTCTGCAATTATGCAAGATGTATTGGTAAATGATAGAAGTTTCAAAGGATTTATAGTCAAGTTTTCCTCGGCATCAGAGGCAGATTATGTTAACGAAGGAAATATTAAGTTCTTCTCAAAGCAAACGCACACAATCCACGCACCAGTACTAGAAGCTGTTTGGGACGATTCTACCTTTACAACTGGTTCGTTAAAAGTTATTCCAAACACATATGATATTCAAGTTGTTCCTAAAAATGTTAAAGAGACATATATTCGTGGGTCAAAAGAAAAAGTACGATTTGTAGTAAGAGACAAATACCCACAAAAGAATTTTGATGCGACATTACGATATAAAAATGTATATTATTTACCAACATCATCATACTTTAGTATCGTAGACAGACAAGCAGGAACAACAGTCTCACCAGGTGACCAATTTGCAAAGTTAAGTTGCGATGCAACTGGTTCGTTCTTTGTACTAGACACATCTAATTTATACAAGAATCGATATTATTCAGTTAACCTAGAAGTTAATAATGGTAGCTCGGATACCAATGTTATACCAGAAGTATTTACGTTCTTGGTAAAGTAAGATGACGTTTGATGATTTACTAAAAACGTTCAAGGTACAACCTGACTTGAATAGGGAGTTCTGGACACCAGAAAATAAACTGAACCCAAAGCTTCGGGCAGCTCTTATGAAGATTGCAAAGGAGTTCTACGACACTATTGAATTAAAAAACAAACCAAAGGTTAAGGATATTGTTTTTACGGGAAGTTTGGCAAACTATAACTACTCAGACTACTCAGACATTGACCTTCATTTACTGTTTGATTTTGGTAAGGACAAGGAAGTATTATCACAATTTTTCTTGTTAGCAAAATCAAAGTGGAACGACAAGCATGATATCACTATTAAAGGATACGATGTAGAAGTATATGCAGAAGATGAAAGTTCACCACACGTAGCGACTGGTTTGTATAGTGTGCTAAAAGATAAGTGGATTAAAGAACCAAAAAAAGACGCACCAGTATATGATGAACAAGATGTAATGACTAAGGTACGATATTTTGTTGGTATGTTTGACCAATTGGTAAATCAATACAAGGCTGGTCAGCTAGATGGTCTTGATAAAAAAATAGAAAAATTTAAAGACAAGTTAGGTAAGTTTAGACAATCAGGATTAGAAAAAGGTGGAGAATTCTCTACCGAAAATCTTGCATTTAAGCTATTACGACGAGCAGGATATATGGATAAGTTAGCAAACTTACAAAATATGACGATGGACAAACAACTCTCAGTTGCGGAAGTAAAGTAATATGGCAATTCTCAGTTCTATAAATAAAACAATAGTACAGGTATCTGAATACAACACAGGTTCTTCGGATTTGGTGTTAGATATTCCATTAACATCTGGTGAAACCATTCAATTTATTGCTGAAACGCAGTTTTTTACACCACGTAATATAGCAACTAGTAGAGCTGATGTATTAGGATTACCAAGTCAAAGTGTTGTGGAATATACGGCAGGAAATATACCAGTAGTAAAAATGCCAATCGGCGCAAAAGATATTACCAATCCACAATTTTATGCATTTTCTGTGCAAAGTGATCAATACTTAGATATCCCAATTGATAACTTTTTTAGAGAATTGTTTGACGATTTGGAACTTCCTGATGATGACCCAAATTTAACAACATTACGTGGACAACGTGAAGCAGCAATGCAAGCAGCAATGGCATTAGATGACTTTGCAGCAGCGATTGCAGATGGGGATACGGAAGCAGCTGATATAGCAGATGCAGAAATTGATGAAGGTCTTGCAGAAGCGCTACCAGCAGAAGAACCAGATCCAGCATCAATAATAACACCAGAAGAAGAAGATGAATTAGCCGCATTAGATTTTGTTGGATTATCTGATGTATCTGGGGTTACCGATGGAGCTGACGACATTATTGACCCAGCACCTGAAGTTACAGAAGATGATTTGATACAACGTATTCCACGCATTCCTGGAAATAAGAAAATTTCTGGTATAGATACGGTAAATAAAGCAATCGACTTACTTAACGATGGTATTCAACAGATTGAAGGATCTATACAACAAGGAACCGACGAAGATGGTAAATGTAAGTTTATTACCGTTGCAAAGGGTAAAAAAGGAAAATTCCTTGGCATAGGTAAGAAAAAAGAACGTAAAGTATCACGAGCAGACACAGAAGCTAAGTTAAAATTAGTACAAGAAGATATTGCAGCACAAGAAGCCAGCTCAACAACAATACTACAAACAAAAAGTGGAGTCCCGACTACCTATAGAATATCAAAACAAACATTGTTTGGAAAAATAGTTGGTGGTGTTCTTAAAAATGGATTTTTGGCAGCAATGGTTGGTGTAGTAGCAGCACCATTTACTGCTGGAGCATCATTAGCACTAACTGTTGGAGCTATTGGAGCTACCACACTTACGGGAGTAACTGCCGCAGTTGCAACTGCAGCAGGTGCAAAACAATTTGTTCCAAAAGGATTTGCACCTATGAAAAAAGAACAAGCGTTAAAAGTACTAAAGGCAACAGCAGAAAAATTAGAAAGTATATTAAAGAAGGAATGTAATTAATGCCAACTCAAGAAAATTATGTCCAATTTATTCCTGGTAATCCACAGGTAGTTTCAGTTTCTCGTTTAGCCGAAGGAGAAAATGATACAGAAGTTATATTTGGTAGATTACCAGGACGGTTTGGGTTTGACCAAGATGATAATATAGAAATGCATTTTTACGACTCAACAAATAATTTAGTCGGGTCAGTGCTTATTCCAGTAAATACAGGTATAATTTCAGGAAGAACAATACTACTTCCAGATGGGACAGAAGATGAAAAGATAGTGGTGGATATGACCAGAGTACAGAAAGAACTCGGGTTATTAGTACCACCAGGTACATATACCGTTTCTATAAATTTATTTTCAAATGAAATAGGTGCCTATAATAATCCAAAAATGATTATAGAAGAAGTGTCTGCATCTAGAACGGAATTACGTTTGGGATTTGTTGCATCAAATATTACTGATGTAGAAGTGAGTGAATTATTTGAATTTACCCAACCAGGTGTACCAAGAGCCACAGCAGCGAGTATTTTGGCAGATGCACTTGGTGTAGAAAATATAACGTCTACCCAAGACCAAGCAGCACCTGGCCCAGATGAAATATTGGGATTTACATCAAACGTAATACAAAAATTAGAAGATGTAGACCCAGAAATAATAACTAAATTATCAGACTTACAACCTGATGCTCCTGATAATTTGATAACCACTATGCAAGTTTTATATGCAGCTATTTACGATGAATTTATTGGATTGTTAGAAACTACAAAAAATTCAAAACAATTCGATAGATTACAAGAAAGTGAATTATTAATATTAGTTCAAGAAGCAGTGGATAGAGCATTACAAAATACAAATTTACGATTGTTCACAGGTGATACTGTATTTTATACAACTCCTGTTTAATATTACGAGGTAAAATATGGCTAACGCAGCAGATTATTTACAACTAAATACTACTCAATTACTCAATACGTACAAGTTAAGAACTCGTAGTATTGATGTTCGTACATTTGTTGCAACAAACATAGCATCAAATTATGTACTAAACTCAACAGTTACCTCGAATAATGCCGCTATCACACTTACCCCAACTTCGTTTATTTTACAACCAAATGAATCAATAACGGTCACAGTCGAATACGATACAACACAATTGGAAACACTCTCGGCTGGAACATTGGAAGGGGCATTAAATTTTAGTGTAGCGGCAACACCTGTAGTAATTCCACTAATTCCAACACCACCAGCATCCCCACCATTACCAGAATCACCAATACAAATTTTGTCAAGAATACAAATTACACCAACAAATTTTACATTGTCGGAGGTTGGTGAGACAACACAATTTAGTGCAATCTTATATGTTGGTGATACACCAACACCGGCAACATTTGCATGGAGTTTAGAAAACGATAGAGCAGATGCATTTAAATTGGATGCAACATCTGGTCTTGTAAAATCATTAAAAACAGGCACAAACAAAGCTACAGTAAAAGCTCGATTACTAACACCAACACAGTATGTAGGAACAGAAGGATTGGCAATCGTAGCAGCAAACGTACCGATAATTGTACCTGTTGGTGGAGATCCTGTACCAACAACAGGTAACTTAAGAGTTGTTGTAAATGGTATGTCGAGAAATATTGGGGCAAATGTAACAATTTCTGGATTAAATCAATCAATTACCGACACAACTACATTTAATAATATTCCTGCTGGTAATTATACTATCACACCAAATGTTGTAACGGTGGGTGGAGTAAATTACAATCCAACAGGTGGTGGTGAAATTTATGTAGCACCAGGACAAAATGCAGAAATAACAGTTCAATATACCAAACAATCACCACCAGATGTAAATTCTATACAAATTGTTGAGTTATATGATACAAATGGAAATATATTACAACAAGGCACGAATGTAAATGTTGGTGACAGAATAACAGTCATAGCAAACACATACAGAAACGGTAAGCGAACTAATATTGGAGATGTTCAATTTACTATGAACAATACACAAGAAGGTGTGCAAACAGTTCAAGGTAAATCTAGCGGAGTATATAGATCTACATTTACAATAACTGAACCTGGTGCAATAAATGTTACAGCATATAATCAATTAGGTGGATCGGTAACTGGACAAATAAACGCAAACCGTTTATCAACATACACAATTAGAATAAACGCTCCAGGAACATTGATTGTGGGACAATGTTCACCAGTAACAGCTGTAGTACTACAAGATGGAGTAGAAACAAATATTCCAGTGCAAATAGATTTGAGTGGTGGTCTTGGTAGAATATCTGATGATCCTTGTGGGGTTCCACAACCATTACCAACAGCAAGAACACAACCAATACTTGTAGCAGATTCACAACCATCGCCACCAATATTTGTAGCAGCTGCAGAAGCTGCACAAACTGGAACCGCAGTCGGTGGTGCTATAGTAGATACTGGAGCGTTTGGAACATCTGGTGGAGTATCTACTGGTGGTGAATTTGATCAAATAGCATTTATAGATCAAGGTCAAAACGCAATTTAATATATAAGGATTTTATTTATGTCAACCACAAAGTATGTAACAACGGATTCAGCAGGTAACGTAAATCTATTAGCAAGAGCTGTAGATCCTAACGGGAACCCCATTACACAAAACATTTCTATTACAGTAAATCCTTTACCAATTGTGCCAAAATGTTACAATGCTATATTGGCATTGAGCCCTGTTCAAGACAGTGTAGAATCTGCTTGTGCACAATTTGGTGTAGCTAACACTTATTATCTAGGTAATCCTCGTAACACAGTATACTTAGATGATAGTTGTTCACAGCTTGCACGTGATGGATTTTACAAAACTGAAGATAACAATTATGTGAATATCAATGGTGGTGCAATTAGACAACGTGGTTCATGCGTACCTATTGCGGTTAGAAATACTCTTCTAAATTTAGGTGGGGCACGAGTAGCAACACCACCTGGTAGTGGGCCACAACGATTTGAAACAGGTGGAGTAACTAATGTAGCACCACCAATTTCTATTAGAATTCCGGGAGAAACAAGAGAAATATTTGTTCCACAACCAACGTTTACAGCACCAGCACCAACGGTAGTAAAACCAGACCCCGCATTTATTGCAGAACGTGCAGCATTTAAAGCAGCACAACGTGTTGCACGAGTTCAACAACCAGCTACGACAGAAACATTTTCCTCAATATTAACATCTACAGTAGATCAACTTTAATATAAACTATGGCACTCGACTCTGGTATTAAATCACTAAAAACAGTAGTAGCTGTATACGAGGCCGATGTAGATCCTGCGGAAAAAAATATTTCCTTGCAGGTTCGAATCGAACCATATGATCCTGTTGTCGTAGACCTTAGAACAGCTTTAGTAACAGCTCTTAGTGAACAAATAAATTCTAATGTTAGTGAATTTGTTGATAAAGACCGTTTCTTAAAAACATTACTTAATTTCGGTAATGATACTCAACGGTTAATTACTAATTGGAGATTAGACCCAAATGATTCTAATAAACTATTAGTAAAGTTATTAACACCTCTTGACTTTGATTTAGATGTAGGAAATAGAGTATTCATTAGTCGTGAAGTCACGAATACAGTTGTAGATACAATCAAGCTAGAATTACTACCACAACCAGATACATCACTTTGGTTAAGACCAAAAAACACCGAAGTCAAGAGCTTTATCACTGATACTGAATTATTAAACATATACAATCGTAAAATTTCTAACCAAACACTAGCAAGTATTGGTATAAATTTAACAGGATCTGAAGATCAATACGGTGGGTATACATTCCAAAACAATTTATTACGTAAGTGGTATACAGATGATTACAAATCTGTGGAATTAAATGTAGACTATACAGATTATGCAAATTTCATAACCTATAGTTCTGCAAAATTACGATTGGATGCGTTTAAACAAAAAATTACAAAAATTCGTGAACTAGAAGCACAATCAAGATTTTATACAACTGGAACAACTGGTTCAATTTTTGGTTTCCAAGAAACGGTAATCGATGTACCAACAACATATTTTAGTAGTATAACACTACCAAGCCCAGTATTGATTGATGAATCTGGATCTGCACTTGTATCATCCGGGTCAACATTAACCATCTATGCAGTTGATGCATTACCATCAGCAGCACTTTATATGGTAGAAGGTGCAAAAACTGCAGCCCTTGAAATTGAAAACATTATTCGTAGTTTTGATGGGTACGAACGATATCTCTTTTACGAATCAGGTAGTGCATATAGTGCAAGTGTTTATTGGGAAACCGATGGAACGGAATATAACGTTGATGGTACATGGCCAAAGAAAAATCAGCAAGGAGACTTACACACACCAACCAGTGCGCAAGTATCAAATTGGTATGAAATTCAATCTGCTATTGCCGCACGATATGATGAAAACAATGTAAACTTATTATCAAATGCAATACCACAATACTTGCAAGATGATATAAATTCAGCAGAATTTATTAAGTTTACACAAATGATAGGTCATTTATTTGATAATATTAAAATATATATTGACCAACTACCAAACATTTACGATAGAAAGGTAAACGCTACAGAAGGATTATCACAAGATTTGGTTTGGGAAGTTGCAAAATCATTTGGATTATCACTTACAAACCCAGATTCTGCGGCGTCACTGTACAGCTTTACCACAGATTCTTCCACGGCAAAGAAACGTGAACAAGTTACAGAATTGTGGAAGAGATTTTTACATAATGCACCATATCTCAATAGAACACGTGGTACAGCAAACTCATTAAAGGCATTACTTGGTATCTTTGGATTAAATGAACAAGTTGTTGGTATTCGTGAAACAGATACAACAAGTACTGGTAGTTATGAAATATTTGATGAAGTAACTAACGCATTAAACTTTAATACGGGGTCATATCTTGTATTACCAATGAGTGGTGCGGCACAACGTGAAACCTATACACTACAATTTAGATTTAATAACTCAGTACAACAAAATACTACGTTAGGTGTTGGTGATACTGGAACACCATCTGGTTCGTGGACAGTAGAACTACAAACTTCTCCATCATCGTCATCACCGTGGGGTAGAGTAGTTGTAAAAGATACAATTGGAGAAGTATTATTAAGTAGTAGTTATGCTGATATGTTTGATAGTGAAGATTACTACGATGTAATGCTTCGATATACACCAAACACAGTAGATTTGTTGGTGGCACATGCTGATGGTGAAGAAATATTGTATTCGTCAAGTATGAGTACAACTGGTTCATACCTACGTGATGCATGGAAAGCTACACAAAACTTTTATCTTGGTGGTTCTGGTTCATTAAGTTTGAATAACTTTAATGGATATGTTGATGAAGTACGTATTTGGGGTGAACAAATCACAGATGAACGATTCTACAATCAAGTACTAGACCCAGGTAGTTTTGTTGGAAACAATTACACATCACCAGTAGAAAATTTATGGGTAAGATTATCGTTTCATAAACCAAAGAATGTATGGTCTGGTAGTATAACAAACGAATCACCATACAGAAATAAGGATGGTGCATCTGATCCACTATTACCACTGTTACCAAACTTAACAAATGTTATAGCGGTTGGATTTGAAAATAAACCATCATATCCATATAGTATGACCCGTGTAAGTAGAAAGGTCAGACAATATACAACAAACGCTGGTGCATATTCTTACGGCAGTAATAATATTATTATCGCACCACCAGCAGTATTTAATGAGACTGGTCAAGGTGGTGAATTAATACTTCATAGAAACAAGAGTATCGTTAATAACGAAACACGTAGACAACAGCAACAAACCAAAAAGTATCTTGGGTTCTTCGTCTCACCAACAGATGCAGTAAATAATTTACTTATCCGTTCACTTGGTAATGTTGATGTAAAGGGATTGGTAGGTATTAATCCACGATATTCGTCAAGATATCCTGGTATAGAACGTCTACAAAATTATTACAAGCAATATTACAATGCTACTGTTAATATTCCACAATTTGTTCGTTTCTTTGATGAGTTAGCACCAACATTATTTGAACAAGCAAGCCAATTAGTACCAGCAAAAACAGTATTGGCAACTGGTATCGTTATTGAACCAAATATTCTTGAACGTAAAAAAGTTACATTCGAAAAACCAGTTAAATTAAGTGGTGAAAACACAAGAAAAAATAGAACGTTTACTGATAGTGAAAAGACATACACACGTGATTTTGATATTACGTTATCTACAGGAACAACTATTGATATCGCAGGTCGATATAGTCAAAGTGCGTTATACACAGATTACAACACACGTATTGACTTAAACGAAGAAACTACCTTACGTGGTGATTCAAACAATACATTCACAACAGATTTGACTAGTTCATTAATTGTTCCTTCTGGTGACTACAATAATAGTTTTGAAGCACAACCTCTATATCTAACCTCATCAATGCCAGAAGGTGAGATACTCGCTGGATTATTAGAAGGTGCGACGATAGAAAGTGCAGGCGGTCTACCAACAGCAGAATACAATTACTACGAAGGACCAGCATTCCGTCCATACACATCACGTTCTATTGAAACACAATATGAAGTGTTTGACTCGGATATCGACAAGTTAAGTTATATCAATTATTTACAAACATATGCAGGTATGACTCCAGCAGAAGCAAGACAAGCTGCGGTTGGATATAAACCGGGAAATATTATTGATATCAATGATTTGATTGGATTGAATGATAACTTAACGTATGCAAGTATTATCAACGTCATACCACCAACAGCAGACTTTGATGACTATGGTGTTGTAAATTATTTTATTAGAGATAGTGGTATTTACAATTTTGAAACCGTGTATAAAGAAGTTATCGGTCAAAACCAATTAAACTTCCTAACAGGAGCATCAGCAACCTGGTCGTTTGGAACACAATATAATAGAAATGATGTTGTAGTGCAGTACGGAGCTACAGGATCGGCTAAAACGTCAAACGGTAAACTATTTAGATATATTGCCCCCGATTCACCATCGGTATCATATAACTTCCCATCACAAGATAAAAATAGATGGGCACCTGTATTTTATCGTGGAAAGGCGGTCAATACACCATATCGTATTATCTTCGATATTAATAAGGCACAAGGTGACGAAGCAGTATTCACATTACCAGTAACACGAGTTCTCGTCAGTAGACCAATTGTTACCCCTGGTCGATATTCTAAGAAATTGAGTTTTGGTTCATTCTCGGCAAATACACAAGAAACTGGACTAGTTCGTTTACAAGCTATTGCATCGCTATTTTCGGTTAATGTTGGTGTAGGAGACACACCAGCACCAAACATTCGTGTAAGATTATACGATAGATCAGATAAGAGAGATGCAGACAAAACCAGAGCATTTGGAATAGAACCATCTGGTGATCATGGTGTTCTATTTGATATGAAGTTTGAATCAGGATCAGTCAGTAAAAATATTGGACTGTACCCACCAGTAACGTTAGTTAATAATGATACTGGGTTATCATCAAGCCCTATTATTTACTATACAGTTGATGAATTGGGCGGTAACAGTTACGGAAACGGATTCATTGTGACGTTTAATTACTTTGCTATCGAAGCACCTATCGAACTACCAATTGGATACTTACCAAGACAT